CTCAGAATTAGGTAAGTTTTTTAGTAAACTATCTGGTCGGGAAATGCAGACTAATGTGGCCCCAGAAACTGCCTTTAGAAAGATATTCAATGAGGCAGAGGGTGTAGGCTCTATCCAAGAAATTCTGAACCGTGTTCGTGACCTCCCAGAGGCACAATCCGAAGTTGTACAGAATGGTATGGAAGCAGCGTATCTACGATATCTCTCTGAAGCCATTACAGGCGCTAAGATGCAAAGCGGGGGGTCTCAGGCCTTAAAGGGTGCCGTTTCCGATAAAACACTTAGTGAATCAAACAATATTCTGGCTATTGGTCGGGAAGTGTTTGGATCAAAGCCAGAGATGATGGAGAGTATTGAAACACTTCTGGAAGCTGCACGTATGATAGAACGGCAGAAGCAGGCGCAGCCTGTTGCCGGTATGTCTCCTACAGTATTCAATCAGGAAGCAACACAAGCTACCAACCGATTGATTATGACGTTTGTAGGGCCGCTTACTCGAACAGGTGCAAAGATAAGGTCTCTGTCTGGTGCGGCTTTTGACGCATTTGATAGCGGCAAAAAGGCCTCGCTGATCCTTGACAACATATTTTCAGACCCTGATTACTTCCTGGAACTGTCTCGTAAGTATAACCAATATCCAATGGACCCTCTGGCACAAGAGAACCTTATAACGGCACTTACTGCTTCTGGTACAAAAGCTCTCAATGCAGAGGCTAGTTATCTTACGGATCAGAACAACACTAATCAGCAGATGGAGAGCCTTTTAGGGTACGAATAAATAAAACCCCCAGACCGAAATCTGAGGGTTCCAATTAAAACCGAAACGGAAGCGACCAAACTTCCAGCTTCGTCTTATATTATAAAGTTAGGGCGCTCCAAGGTCAACACCTTTGGGGCGCTTATTCGTTTTCAAATAGGTTCATGAACAAGATCCACAATGTCATTACAGGCCATCCAAATACAAACAGTACATAGAGGAACTTAGGGGAGCCTTCTTCTGGTTCGTAGCTGGTCAACATAAACAACGCACCGATTAGGTATAGGATTGACGATACATACAGATCCATCATGATGCTTCCTCTTTGATAAATGCTTTAATCCATGTGGCACACACGTCAGAGCGCACAATGTCGTCCACTGTCATCTCAATCACGGGGAAGGGGAGCATCTGTCCTTTGATCATACGGATGATGCGACCTAGCCCAGACTTTTCTGCTAAATCCGTCTGAGCGACATCACCGTTGACTACCACCTTGGTGTTTTCCCCGATGCGAGTCAGAAACATCTTCAACTCAACATATGTGGTGTTCTGAGCTTCATCTAAAATGATAAATGCATTGTCGAATGACTTACCCCGCATAACAGAGAAGGGTTCTACGACAATCTCGCCGTCAGAGAGCATGCTCTTCACTTTTACCTCGCCTAGATGCTTTTTAAGGACATCAATTAGAGGTGCTACCCAGGGTGCCATCTTCTCTTCTAGGCCACCCTTAAAGAAGCCGATGTCACGGCCTCCTGCGGCCACGTTAGGGCGTGTGATGACGATCTTGGCTACCTTACGCTCGTAGTACATCTTAGCGGCCTGTGTAGCCGCCATATACGTCTTGCCGGTTCCTGCGCACCCAGTGACGAACACTAGAGGGTCAGCATTCAGAGCGGTGGCATAGGTCTGCTGGTTGTATGTTTGAGGAACTAATACGATTGATTTAGAGTATTTGGGCGTAGGTGCATCTCCCACTACTATTTTACGTTTTCGGGTGTATCGCCGTGCATTTTTGCTCATAGCTACCTTAGATTGTTTGGACAAATTTTGCCTCAGAAAGGGGTACGTCGAAGAACTTTTCGCCGTGCATGATTTTGACGTTGGAGACTTCTACACAGGGGCTGTTAAGAACAACCTTGCGGCCAAAGAGGGCGGCATGTGTAAGGCTGTTGTTGAAGATCATAAACTGGGTAGGTTGTGTTAAGAACTTAGCCTTGCGTACCGGCAGATGGATGGTGGGGTACTTAAACTGTACCCCGTGCCACACCGTCTTAACTTCTACTTCACAGAAGAACCGTTTGTTCTGACCTTCAACAATTAGATCAACCCCATACTCGTCAGGATTGTCCTCGCAAGTATAGCCAACCGAAGACCAAAATCTTTTAGCCGCTGAACGTGCCGCTTCATCATACTTTTTGAAGTCTTTCGGTTGAAATACTTTGTACATAAGTGTCCCTATTGTGGAAATATGCATCATTGAAACCACGGGACCATTCCTTGTAGAAACGGGACTTTGGTTTGTAAGCGCATCTCAGATTATTATTGAAGAAGTCTTCGTAGCCGACTTCATATGCCTGTTGGGTATTCATAAACCTGCCTCACTTTTTTAATGAGTTTTCAAGCTCTGTGTAGCCGCCTATGTGGTTGCCTTCAGAGTCAAAGATCTGAGGCACCGTTTTTAAGTCGGCCTTGAGCAGCAGGGGCAAAAGCCACCTGCTACTTTGTGATTGTATGTTGTACTCTGTGTACTGCTTCCCCTGTGACCGGAGGACTGCTTTCGCCCGGTCACAGAAGTTGCATTGATCTCTGGAGATAATGACGTACATCATGCTGCCCTACGCCGTTAGATCTACGATTTCACAGCTATCTCCAGAACACGCCATTGTCTGGCTTCCAGAGGTATTGTCTTCCGTCTCGTAGGCAGAGAGCTTTGTCCAATCGATAGACTTCGGCATAAACGAAAGCATCTGTTCGTACTCAGATTTACCGCAGTGCTGGTATGGTGCTTGCTGATACGTGTGATCATCGAAAGGTAGGAACGATACACCGGACATTTCATCGAAGTGTTCGTACACAAAGGCACCTACCTCCATCCATTCGTCCGCTTTCACGTTAACAGTCACAGATGGCTTATGTTCACACCAGTGTCGCTGGTACATGAGCCACATGTTAAGCTGATCGATAGCTGACATATCCGCAGTTACTACTGCACCATCAGGTGCCTTCATAGGGAAGCTGAAGACAGTGGTCTGATCAGGCTTAAAGGCCTCTGGCTCATTAGGTACGCCTTGGTCCTTCATGAACTGTGTCAGTGGGTCTTTGTTATCACCACGAACAGTACGAATGTAGTAAGGGCTATGACGTGCGTGAATCCCGCTGGCGCATGAAACCAGTTGTGAAACCGTCCCGCTTGGTTTGACGCAAGATATAGCAGCGGACACTTCGATGCCTAGCTTGTCCGCCCATTCCTTGTTGGTATCAACAGCGACCTGCTTCAGGTCTTCTAGCAGAACAGCTAGATCGCCTTCTTTGCCATTGGTCAGGGTGTTATCCATGATACCTGTCAAAGATACGCCGAGTAGACGCTCTTCTGCCGTATTTTTGGCCCATACTTTGCGTAGATAAGGGAATTTGGTGTAGGTAGACTGCACTGTCCCCAAAATGGTTGCAATACGAACCTTTTCAGCCAAAGTTTCTTTGCTGTCCGTTGCACGAACAACTACTTCACTAAGGTTGCAAAATTGCCCACCCGTACCTGCAATTGGGTTGCCGCTCTTATCTGTTCTAGGCCCAGCTAACAGAATCTCCGAACATGGATTCGTGCCCCATTCACGATTAGGATCACGGCGACCATTCTTGGCTGCCTGTTTCACTGCGGCCTCACGGTTAAAAATACCACGCTCACCAGAGCCGCTCTCTGCTAGGGCTGTCCATTCACGCAGGAAGGACATTGCGTCAGGCTTTTCTGTGTAGGCCACAGAGTTGTTGGCTAGGCCCATGTGCGGAGCTGCTTCCCACCACTTGCCCGACTTCGCATGGCGCATCCGATCATCGGACAGGTTCGATAGGCTGATCATGGCAGAACGGCGTACACCACCTACAACAACGACTTCACCGATCTTACACATGATGCTATGGCACTCGTAGGAAGATAGCTTGCCACCCGCCGCTTTCTTAAAAATATCGACAGTGAAATTAAATAGGTCAACCAAAGGCGCTGGGCCACTAGCACGACCTCCAAAGGTCTTCAGACGTGCGCCAGCAGGTCGTACCTTACTTACATCCCACTTAGGTATTTCACCTGCATATAGCATGCTAATCAGAAGGCGGTACGCCTTTGCCCAACCCTCTTTACTGTCCTGTACTACAATAGTTGAATCGCTTTCAAAAAGTAGCTCTGGAACCTCTGGTAGGCTTTTGATGTACTGACGCTCACAAGAGAAGCCTACACCTGTGCCGCACAGCAGAATGAACATAGCTTCATCAAATGCTTTGGGGTCATCGATGACTAAGTAAGAGCAGTTGTACATACATGTGTTGTCACGGTTTGCCGCTGTACCTGCGGTCATCATGGACCGCATCGAAGGCATAACTTCTAGACCAGTAACGGCCTCTGAAATCTCATTTTGGATAGACACATCTGGAATGACGGGGGCTACGATGTTTTCCACGTAGCGTCCTACAGTCTCACCCCAAGTTTCACGACGACCTTCTTCTGGTAACCACCGAGCGTAGCGACTTGTATGGATAAAGGATTGATAATCTGTTGGTAGGTAATTGTTCATTTAATATTCCCTTATCGATAGTCGCCAGAGCCTTGGATCACTCCACGGGCCATTCGGCTGTTCAATTTGTCTAGATTTTGCTGGGCAACCCATTCAAGTTCGAAACCCAAATCGCCTGCAAGATTGGCGACATACCAAAGGGAATCTCCTAGCTCTAAGGCCATTGCTTCACGAAACGCAGGGGTGACGTGACCGTTGCTGTCTCGAAGCAGCTTTTTGTACTTCCCAGCAAGCTCACCGGCCTCTGAGAGTAGACCTAGTAGGGGATACACGATGGCATCTGCATCATCATAAATGGCAGTCTTTCCTGCCTGTGTTTGGTAATCATCAAGATCCATATTCTTCTGCCTCTATAATTTTATTGATGTACCATTGGGCCTTTTTCAGATCCTCAATGGGGTTGGATTTATACTGGTGACGCCAGAGGTACTTGAGAGCATTCCCCTGGCAGTAAGACTTGAACCCGTCATGTCCGAGGGCAGCGTAGATAGCCTCAATGCATTCAAGACCTGATTGATTATAATGCGGGGGGTTGTTTACATTATCTGCCATCAGTTCTTCTTATTGAATGGGATGATCTTGCTCTCAGCGATGGCCTCTTCCAGTTCATCGGCAGGTTCGAAAGCGATATCCATTTCCGATTGCTCTATGAGCATGGTTCCCAAGGTTACGAAGAAGTAGGGGTTGTTTTGGACCATGTAGCCAATGCCCTCCATCAGGGCCTCGTAGTGGTCAGCTTCTTCATCCGTCATGTTGTCACGGATGTTGCTGAACGAACTCATTTTGAAGTTGTCCTGGTCCTGCGGCGTTACGAATAAACCACAAGCAATTGGATCTTGTTCTGTCATTTATTTTTTCCAATCAGTTTGAAAAAGTGTTCTGCATCCATCAGGGCTAAAGGCTTCTGCCGGTCTGCCTTGATGATTGCGATTGGCTCTGCTTTGGGTGGGCAGTTGGCTTCAGCTTGTTCCATGAATTTGTACGCACTGATCTTGTTCAGAGCCTTACATTCGACGGAGTAGGGAAAGAGCTTCCTAGCAGCGGGGGACAGTTGAACGTCTTCCCCGCCTTGGCCCATTCCAGTGGAACGAACGTCATCTGGTTCCAACTTAGGAAACAGTGCTAGAATTTTATCTCTTACCCATTGCTGGTGACGCCGCCCCTTTGCCTTTGCAGACTGAGGTTTTATCGCCATGCTTAATCCTCAATGAACCAGTAGGAGGGCGGTGATTTAGCCTTAGACATCGGGTGAGGCTTGTGTTCCGCTTCTGGATAACAAGCTTTCGTGAAGTCACAGAAATTGCAGGCCATAGGCAAACGCTTGAGGCCCGTAGGCTTACGATTGAACTTATCAGGGATAGGATCAAACTGACGATCTAGAGGGGCACCACTGGTGACCTTTTCTACCGTGCTTTTCATCTTAAATAGGTTGTAAGACTTCTCAGCGGCAGACACATCGGCCTCAACCACAAGCATGGCACCCGTCGATTTGTTCACAACGATCCAACCACCCAGTTCTTTATCTTGGGCTTGGGCGTAACCGGTAAGCTGACCGATGTAACCGAATGGATCGTCCTCTTTAAGAGCCTCGTAACCGTGTGACCACTTCTTGTCGAAAGCGAAGGGGCTGCAGGACTTAACGTCATAGATCTTGTGATCTATTTCGATATCGTCCTCACCTTTAATGGTGACACCGTCAAAGTCCATTTCAACTAGGTTCTTGCCGCCAGTAATATTGACCTGTGCGACCTTTAGAAGGATATTAGTAATGCATTCAACTGCATCACCGATCATCATCTGAACCTTGAAGTTTTTAGACTTACGTTTCTGTTCTGAACCCATTGCACCGTGCTGTAACTGGCACAATGGTTTCCCTAAGTTTGACATCCGCAGACGAAAATTTCTGTCTTGCGGCGTAAGCTGCTTGCGAAGAGCCGCCTTAAACTCTTCGCCAGCCTCTTCTATCCAACTGTCTTCAATGGTTAGGCCATCAAAGTCATCGTTGGATAGTTTGTCATTAAGTGCATCCAGTTTGGATTGCAGCATCAGGCTACATCTACAAAGTCGTTGTCGAGACTGTCTTCAATGTTTAGGGCATTCATTGCCTTATCATTGAGAGAACCTTCTTTGATGGCCTGAAAGTATTTGGCATCAATGTCCTGGTTTTCTTTTTTGATAGTTTGGGCAAAGACAGACATCGTATCAAACACCTGCTGTGTCATATCCAGCTTCTTGGACAGATCTACTTTGTAGGTAGGTGTGTACCAAACAACGGAGCCATTCTCGTTGTAATCGGCACCCATTTCAGCCTCATACTCATAGATGTTAGAACCTTTGGGTAGGTTCTTCATGAAGCCGTTCCAGAAGCCACCAAACGTGCTGTTCTTGTGGAACATGATGCAAGGCTGGTTCTCAATAGAAACCTTCTCACCTTCGGCTGTCACACCATCATAGCTGACTAGGCCACGGGTCACACGATGCTTCATGGACTTGTAGACCTTTGCATCCGTGTATTCCATTTCCTGCAAGGTCTCCCATGAAGGGTAACCACAGGCGATACCACCTTTGATATCACGGGCTTCGTCACGAGGGCTTGGAATGGCGATAGACTTGTTCACCAGTGTGCGCTTGCCGTCGATTTCATCCCAGTGGAAGTACTGGAGGTGTGTAGCCAAGGGACGGAACATAACAGTTTCGCTGTAC